TAATTAACTTTCACGAAATGGAAAAGTATGAAACAGTATCATATAGAAGGCAGAAGGAGGAGCAAGTAAATGACGATGAATTATAACGAAATACGTAATAACTATATACATCACAAAGTTGATGGCAATGATGCGGTAAAACTAGAGTTAATAAAGGATAAAGCAATAGAGTTTGCTGAACTTATTACTACAATGGTACCAGCTAGCAGAGAACAATCTCTTGCATTAACTAAATTGCAAGAAGTTGCTATGTGGTCCAATGCAGGAATTTCAAAACCTAAAATAAACGAAGGAGAATAATATGTTAAAAAAGACTAGTGTATACGCTAATACTACAATATACGAACTACAAAACAGAATGGACAAGTTACTTAAAGTTGTAGATAGTGAGTTAGTAGTTATGAAAAAGCCAAATAAAATATACTTTGCATCACCTTGGTTTGATGATATAACATCTAAATTGTATGATTATATAGTTGAGATAGTAAACAAGTCATCTGAGTCAGCAGGCTGTAAAGTTTATTTTCCTAGGGAACAACAGAAAGTATCACCAAAAGAAACGTTTAAACAAAATATTGACAACTTAAAAGATGCAGATACTGTTATAGCTTTAATATCTAAAAAAGATACTGGAACTGCATTTGAAATAGGAATGGCATTTGCATTAAATAAGCCAGTAATTTTGTTAGGATATGATGAAAGTTGTTTTAATTCAACTACTAACATAATGTTAGCTTATGCAGGAGATTGTATTACAGTAGACAAATTAACTAAAGTTCTGTTCAATAGACTTACTCAAGAGGACTTAATAAAAATGGACAATAACTGGGAGGGAAAAGAATAATGAAGTTAAACTATGGTTATTCAAATATAAAAGTAAAGTTATTAAATTTTAACTTTGAAGATATTGCAAAAAGAGTTTATGATTTTGGTCGTTTTGGAAATGATGGATATAAACCTTTGCCAGAAAAGTATTCAAAAAACAATGATAGATGTTCAAAGTTTATTGACGAAGTAATATACGGAAAAACATTCCCTAAGTTTATGTTATCAGGAATAAGAATTGAGTTTGAAGTTAAAGGAATAAGTAGAATATGTCTTGCACAATTAACAAGAGACAACGCTATATTTTGTAGCGAAAGTCACGGATTACGTCCTTTGTCACAAGAACTTAATATACCTATGAACATAGCAAATGATGATGAAATAATGCACTACTTAGTTGCTGCTCAATCATTGCTTGAAAAGGCATATATTACTGCTTGTAAAAAAGAAATTCCATACCCTGATGCTAGATACTTAGGACTTCACGCACAAACTATAAGTTTAACTTGTAGCTTTACACCTAGCGATTTTGTACGTTCTTGTTACAGTAGAACTAACAACAGTTTTTGTGATGAATTAAACTACGTTTACAGAAATATGTATTATGAATTGTCAAAAGCAATAGATGCTGTAAAGGATAATAATTCAAAGTCATTATTGCAATGGGTATTCCCTAAGTCAAAATGTATTGATGACAATTTTTATACTAGAACAAAAGTATTCAACGGTGATTTTAAGCCGTACAATCCTGGCCTTTACATTTTTGATGAACCTGCTACAAATGATTGGCGAAAGTCAGCTTGGAAAATGGAATTAGAACGAATTGCAGTTTCACAACCATATTTATTAACTGATACTGAATTAAAAGAAGTTACTAAATGGGTTAAAGCAGAGAAAACTAGCAAAATATTGCCTACTACTTATGACGATACTATGAAACGTGTAGCTAAGAATGCTATAAAGGAGATGGACTATTATGGAAACAACTGATTTTAAAGAATTTTGTGATACATTTAATGTAGTTTCTAATGCTATGTCTATGAGAAATTTAGTTAGATGGAATGGCTGTGATTTAAGAGAAAAGGAAAATTTAGCTGAACATACTCATTTAGTAGTTGCTTGTGTTATAGATATAGCTGAAATGTTACGAAAAAACTATTTAATAAACATAAGCGACAATGATGAATTTCAAGCAATGAAACTTGCTATGTATCACGATAGTGTTGAAATGTTAAGAGGTGACATATTATCAACTACTAAGTCAATTATACCTGGAGTAAAAGAATACACGGATAATGAAGAAGGCGAATTTATGGCAATGACATTTAAAACTGAATTAACGGATACTGCTAAAAGTTTGTTGTATCTTTCAGATTTAAAAGCTTGTTATAAATTTTTGGAACGTGAGTTACGTTATCCGTCCAATGATTATGGAAAAAAGGTATACGTAGATTGCTTAAAAAAGTATAACGATGCTTTGACTGAATTCTTGTTAAAACATAATATTCTTCCTAATGAACACGAACTTTTTGGAAAACGTGAAACATTTGTTAAAGGTTATGCTGATGATGCAGGAGTTGATATTGTATTGGACAAAGATGTTACATTCTTACCGCAGTCAACTACAGTTTTTGAATTAGATGTGACCATAACACCTAGTATTGGTGAAATGGCATTCTTATGTGCAAGAACGTCTGCAGCAGTTAAAGGATTATCCGTAGCAGTATGTCCTATTGACCCTAACTACACAGGTAATTGTAGTGCAATAGTTCATAATGTAAGCAATCAAATAATTGAGTATAAAGCTGGAGAGTCATTTTGTCAATACGTTATGATAAAGATGATACCTCAAAATGTAAACTACGTTAAGAAACAAGGAAAACGTTCTACATCAAAATTCGGAGGAACTGATGTATGTTAATATTAGTTGAAGGTGTTGATGGTTCAGGTAAAACTACATTATGTAAACGTTTAATTGACGACTTAAAATTGGAACAAGTTGTAGTTGACAGAACTTCAAAAGATTACAACGAACAATGGGAAAACTTACTTAAACGTTCAGAAAATAGTAACTTAATATGTGACAGAGCCGTTCTTACCGAGTTAGTTTACAGAGTTAAGTTAGGTGGAGATACGAATATGAAATTAAGTACTGTTGAAAAAGTATTATCAAATAAACATACAATTAACATATTTTGTCGCACAGAAACTGAGTTTAAAGATGCTATGACTAGAGGCGAAGATAATATAACTGACGAAGATACGTCTACATCATTGTCGTATATGTACTTAATTATGCTTGCTATATATGTTAAATTTTCAAACATAAGCGTAGTACAATATAATTGGCGAGAAAATACTTATGAAAGCTTAATTAGATTTATTAAAAAAGACGGAGGTATAATTATGACATAACTTATGTAAATTATATCTAAAATTTTAAAGGAGGAATAAATGGAATATGACGATTTTGTTACGCACTGCATAGACTTGTATATGGGCAAACCAAAATCTGCAAAAACAACTATTGCAGGTACTTATCCTAAACCTATGTTGTACGTATCAATAGGAAACGATGGCGGAGGAAGAGTATTATCTAAGTACGGAAATGATGAAATAAAAGTTAAAAACCTACGAAATGATTTTCCTGTAAATGGAAAAATAGCTAAAACTTCTATTGAAAAACTAGCATCATTATTAGCTGATTTACGTAAACCGGATGCAGACAAGTTTAAAACAATAGTAATAGATACTATTGGTGCTATGCAAGATGATTACAAATCATACATGGAGTTTCAGAAAAATGGAAAATCAATAAGTCAACAGGAATGGGGCGACGTTTCAAAAATGATGCTTAGCATTAAAGACAATATGAAACGTTTTAGCGAAGAACAAAAAGTTACTATTGTATGGTTAACACACACTAATGAACTAGAAACGTATGAAACTAGTGGTTTAGCAAAAGAGATACGTATTGTTCCAGATTTAACTATTAAAACTGGAGTAAAGTATATGAAGGATGCATCAAACATATTTTACTGTTGTAGAAAAAGTGTACTGGAGCCTGACGGAAGTAAACAAGTTAAATTTTTAACTTATATAGGTCCACATCCTTTAATGGATACAGGTACAAGAGATATGTCACTTGAAGTAGGTGATTTTGTTGAAAACTTTACTTATGATAAATGGCAAGAGTTAATTAAAGCCGGAAAATTAACTAAAGCCAACGTTATTGATTTGTCAGAAGGCGAAAATAAAGCAGACTCAAATGAGTTAAAGGAGTAATATATGATAGAGAAATTTAGTGATTATGAGGGACAGGAATTCTTAAATAAAGAAGGAACCTTCGTATTTGAAATAACAGCTTGTGAAATAAAAGCTAGTGCTTCTGGAAACGTTATGGCAGTTTTTGATGCAAAATCAGAAGCTGGAAAAACTACTATGTATCACAGTTTAAATCCTAAAGCAAGATGGTCATACAATAATTTGATTAAGGCATGTTTGAACTTAACTACTAAGGAACAAATTTATAAGTTTGAATGTGATTACGAAACTATCGGCCAGAGTTTAATAGGTAAAAAGTTTAAAGGTACCGTTGAATGTCAAGAATACGAGAAAGATATAAAAGTACTTGCAGATGACGGAACATACATTGATGACAAAGAAACTAAACAAAGTTACAAAATAATATCATACGAACCTGCGTAATAATATAACACACATCGCTGAGTAACATCAGCGATTTGTATGGAAGTGAGTCGGTCAATGTCCGATGAATTCCACTAATAAATTAAAGGAGTATGTATATGTCATTGACAGAACGTGAATGCAAAATTCAAAGTAGAACTATGCAAAATATACGAACACAAGGTGGTTATGTATATAAAAATGCACAAGGTATGTTTACTGAACCTGGACGACCGGACGTAACTAGTTGTATACCAGTAACAGTTAAACGGTTATTAGAATTATACGGAGAAGATGCTATAGTAGGTTTATTTGTAGGGATAGAAATTAAACGAGATGGACAACTATCAAACGTATCAAGAGCACAAAGTATAGTTGGAAATAAAATACGTTCAGCAGGTGGTATTTGGATAGCTGTTGATAATTCGGATGTAGTGGATGCTTTAATTGCTCGTTTAACAGGAGATGTAAAATGACGTATGAGGAGTATTTATTAAATAAAAGGTCGTATCAAGAAGACGGAGAAATATTGTTAATGACGGAAAAGCACGCTTGCTTGTTTTATAAGCCAGGAAAAGGAAAAACTTATCCTGCGATAACTGCAATGAGAAACGTAGCAATGAATGGAAAGGTTTTAATATTGTCCACTGCTAATGCAATTAACAATATGTGGAATTCAGAAATAGTGCCACAAAATATATTGCCTAAAGATACTGTTTTAATGACTATAAACTCTGCTATATTGGAACCTTACAAAAGTAAACTTATGAAAATTAAGTGGGACGTTATACTTGTAGATGAATGTCACAAAATAAAATCTCATAATAGCAAAATAAGTAAATTGGTTCATATGCTTACTAAAAAATGTGAATATGCGTGGGGTTTAACCGGTACACCTATAGGGAATTCGGATGTAGATATTTATTGTCAGTTTCATAATTTAAACGTTTCAGAATGGGGTAATATACCATACACAACATTTATAGATACTACTTGTGATACCGAAAAGTCTTATTACGGTGGCAATCAAATTCTTAAAGTTATAGGGATAACTAAAAAATATAGAGCTGGATGGGAAAGAAACATATCTATGTATAGTCAACGTGTAGATTATGATGATGACGATAATATGCCATTGTTAACAGAAAATCCAGAAGTAATATTACCATACGAACCTAGCAAGGAATATAACGATGCATTGCAAGGAATAATATCCATAGAAGACTATGAAAGTACTGTAATTAAACTAGCAGCAATTCAAAAAGCTCATCAAGCAGTAAATGGATTTTTATATTATACTGATGAAAAAACTTTAAAACGAAACGTGTATAGATTTGAACATAACATTAAAATAGATTGGTTACTTAAAAACTTAACGAACGAACCTACAGTAATAGTATATAGACATGTTGAAGATATGGAATATATACAGACGTATTTTAAAAATTGTACAGAAAGCATAGATGACTTTAAATTAGGAACTAACAATATATTACTATTACAATGTTCTCAATGTGAGTCATTTAACTTACAAATGTGTAATAAAATGATTTTTTATACTATTGATTATTCATACATAAAGTATATTCAAATGGTTCACAGAATATGGAGAACTGGTCAAGATATGGACGTTGATATAAAAGTTCTATTGTTTAAAGATACTATTGAAGAAGATATTTGGAATAAAGTTAAAAATAAAAAGAGGATGTCGGATTTATTTATGAATTTAAAAAGGAGTATTTTTAATGGATGATAATTTAGCAAGACTTAACAGAATTTATCCTAACTCCGGATATGTTAAAATAGCTAAGTATGACGAGTCTCAATGGAAGGACAGAGAATACGATAGCAAGTTTGACTCAAAAGTTTCAATAAACAGATGGAAAACTAATCCGCTGTCGTATGATGAAGCTCAATCCGCAGTATCAGAAGGTTACAGAGTAGGATGGATTGTTCCTAAAGGAATGTGTATAATAGATATTGATAACAAAGACGATAAACGTTCACAACAATATATAGTACGTCTCTTAAATAAATTTGAAGTTAAGTATTCATATAATTATACTTTTCACGGAATGCATATACTGTTTCAAGATAGTACTCAACAAATTCCTAGCAATGCAGTAAATAAATGTGGATTAAACTTAACTGTTGACAGTAGAGCTAATGGAACAGGTTATGTAGTATTACCATGCAATGACCCGCATAGAAGTTGGGGTGATTGGAATGATTATGTTGAGGAAGTACCATACTTCTTAAAACCATTATTGCACGATAACACACCTACGTTTATAGGTATGACTGACGGTGATGGACGAAATAACTCATTGTTTAAATGGCGTTCACAACTTGAAAGAAGCCACAAATTGTCGGCAGAAGAGATAGAAAAATGTATACGAATAATAAATGAAAACTTATTTGAAACGGCTATGCCTAATAACGAGTTATTTAAAACTGTTTTAAAGCAAAGAGATAAAGTTAAAAAACAAGCTCAGTTAGACACAGAAAACTTGCTTAATAAAATTGCAGACGATATAGTTAGTCAATATGACATTATAAGTTTTGGTGATAATTTTTATAAGTTTAATGGTTCATATTATAAACCTGCAAAAACAATGGACATAGAACGTTTAATACATTTTGAAATATCTAAAAATTTAAACTCAACATGCAGACAAGAAATACTTAAATTTTTACGTTTAAAAACTCAAGTTGATTTGGAAGATTTTGACAAAGATTGGCATAAAATAGCGACTAAAGGTGGTATATTAAATTTAGTAAATGGAGATATAACATTGCCTACTAAAGCAGATATAAATACTATATTTATTCCTTATGAGTATAGCAAAAATGTAGAATATTCACCTAGGATTGACGAGTTTATGAAAGAAATAACTAACGGTGACAATATAAAGATGCAGTTCTTGTATCAAATAGCAGGTTACTCATTACTTAAAAAGAATATGTTTGAAAAGTTCTTCATATTTAAAGGCGAAGGTGGCACTGGTAAGTCAACGTTTATGAATTTAATTCACAAAATGGTAGGAGGAGATACAAACACATCACACGTAAGTTTGTCAGATTTTGATAAAGACTACTATATAGCTAGTACATTATCAAAATTGTTAAATATAGATGACGATGTAGTAGATGGAAAAGCATTGGAAAACACGGGTAGGTTTAAGTCAATAATATCCGGTAACATAATATCAGTACGACAAATATATCAAGCAGTAATATCATTTGTTCCTTATGTAACTTGTATGTTTTCTTGTAACAGATTACCTAAAATAATGGATAAAACATCTGGACTATATAGACGAATGGTTTTAATTGAACTAAATAACAAAGTATTAAAACCTGACCCTTTGTTTATGAATAGAGTTACTGACAAAGATATGGAATACTTTTTATTTAAAGCAGTTGAAGGGATAAAAATAGCTATTGAGGAAGGCAGATTTAAAATATCACAAAGTGAAACTGAATTACTTGATTTGTTTAAACGAAGACAAAGTTCACTTAACGAATGGATATATGAAAATGATTTACGTATAGCTGATTTACACGACAAAAAATGTATGACTTTGTATAACATATTTATACAATGGTGCGATGAAAATAAGTATACTAAACAAATGACTGCTTTTACTTTTAAGGAAGAGATTTGTGCTATTTATGATTTGGATATAGAATTTGAAAAACAAGAGGATAGAAAAACATATCAGAAATTTGTAAAGCACGGCAAATTTGACCCTGAGTATAAACCGTTTTAAAGGAGACGTTATGAAATTAAGATTTTTTGACTTTGAGGTACTACCTAATTGGTGGTTATGTGTGTTTGGTGACTATCCTGACGACGGTATAGTTACTGAAAAAATGAAAGAAAATATGGTGTATGTAACTAGCGATGATTATGACGCTAGAGGTAAACTAATTAGTTTGCTTACGGAAGATAACATAGTATTAGTAGGTTATAATATAAAGCGATACGACTTAATTATTGCTAATGCAATATATCAAGGTTTTTCTGCAAATTTAGTTAAAATAGTAAGTGACTTAATAATAAATCCAGGCAATATGTTTTTAAGTAAGGAACATACTATGATGTATCCATTTGCTAAGAAACGATTTAATGGTTCAGTATACCAAGACTTAATGGACGATAACGATGGTTCGTTAAAAGAGAAAGAAGCTATACTTGGACTTGACATTCGTGAAAGCGATGTATCATTTGAAAAGGAAGATTTGACTGAGCATGATAAAGCTGAACTAATATATTATTGTAAACACGATGTTTATGCAACAGCTTATTTTTATTCAGTAGTAACTAAAGGATATGTATCAAACAAACTTATTATAGGTAAAAAATTCGGAATACCTGAAAATGAATGTTATATGTGCACAAATGCAAAATTGGTAGGAAAAGCTTTAGGAGCTAAAAAATGTTCGTTTAAAGAAACTGGAGAAGATAACATAAATATTGTACCTAAAGTAAAAAATTATATTTACGACAATTTACCTAATGACATAGTTGAACGAGTTAGAACTTCAACATCATCATTTAACGTCACTATGTTTGATAACAAAGTATCGTTTGGTAATGGAGGACTTCATAGTGTTATATCAAACGATTGCTATGTTGCTTCAAACGACGAGTGGGTTTTAAGGAATGTAGATGCAGCATCGTATTATCCGTCTATGTTAATACAATTTGCATTATTAAGTAGATGTGTAAAAAATCCTGACGTATTTAAAGATATATTTGACGAACGTATAATGCTAAAACATAAACCTAACAAAACACAGGATGAAGAGGACTCTCAGTTAGCAAACAAATTAGTATTGAATACTACATTCGGTGCATCAGGAAATAAATACTTAGAATTATATGACCCGTTTATGTGTACGTCTACCTGTAGAATGGGTCAATTATTTTTAGCAGCCTTAGCAAATAAAGCATATAAAACTATACCTGGATTAAAAGTAATACAGTCTAACACAGATGGGATACTTATGGAATTACGACGTAATGATGTACCTTTACTAGAAAAGTTAATGGAAGAATGGTCAACTATATCAGGAATAAATATGGAAACTGACAAAGTTGATAAGATATGGCAAAGAGATGTTAACAACTATTTATTAGTTATGGAAAATGGAAAAGTAAAACGAAAAGGTTTATGGTTAATGGATACTTGGACTAAACCTGGTTACTTCTTAATAAGTCCGTTGACTGCATATGTATGTAAAAGAGCAGCAATAAATTGGTTAGTTAGTCGTAAAGATATTGTTGAAAGTATAGTTGAAAATACTAACTTACAAGACTTTGCTATTACTTGTAAAAAAGGTCCTACTTTTAACAGAGTAGTACAAAGAATGAATGATGGAACAGAAGTTCAGTTATATAAATGTAACAGAGTTATAGCAAGTAAAAATAATTCACTTGGCCAAATATACAAAATTAAAAAATACAAAGGACAAGAGTCATATCATAAAATGCCAAGTATACCAGACAATTGTAGACTTATAAACAAGGCATTAGATAGTTATGATTTTAAAGAAGTTAAAAAAGATTTAGACTATATGTGGTATATACAATCAGCTTGTGAGTTGTTAGATATTGACTGGTTACCTATAGGAGTTGCCGCAAATAACACAGATTTATCTAAATTCAAATATGATGATTAAAATCAATTATAATTGATTTTAATATATAATAGAATGATTTAATTCAATATATTATATAATCATATATCAATCAAAATATTATATATTAAAATATATTAAAAGGAGATTAAAAATGTTAA